GGGCACTTCGGGCGAGCCGACCTCGATCGACATCGACGGCAGTACCGCGAGCCCTGATTTGAAAACGTGAGTGAAGGTGCCTGCGCCCGTAACTGCCGGATCGCCGAAAAATAGCCGCAGCCAGCGCCCGAAGTTTCGAACGTCGACGGGGACCACAACGTCCCCGTCGTTGGTTGCGACGTCCATGACCGGGTCCTGCATCTCGCGACCCTGTCCGAGGAGGTCGCTGGAGATCAGCGGGCGCTCTTCGCCCAGGCTGTGGCTGACGAGCGGAATCGCGAACCAAGCATCCGAATTCGCTGGAACGACTCCCGGCGTTGCTTCGAAAGATCCAGCGACAACAGCATTCGAGCCGCGCGCGCGGGTAGGGGCAACTGCCATGGCGGCTTCTCCTTGAAATTCAGGACAGGGGGGATGCGGTGACGTAGATGGCTGTGATCGTCAGCTCTGCGGCGCGAGGCGGCTCAGCCCCCTCGGTCCATATGTCTTCGGTTGCAGGCGCGGACACGTCGAGCCAATCGCAGAGGCCCGATAGATTGCGATCGACGACAAGAGCATCGCCGATTCGCGTCATGACGCTGTCCAGCACCTCCTCTGCCGTGAGGTCGACGAGCCTTGGGGTGATGATTTCCACCGGAATGCGATGGGTCCAGTTGTAGGCGAGGGGACTGAGGTCGATCTCCGGCTCGCCCGGGTCGCCAGAGCGGATGATGATCCTCCCCCCGACTGGCGCGCGCCCAGGCGGCGCTTCTTCACCATCGAGCCCGAGAACTTCAGCTTCTGGCACGGAGGCTTCGATCAGAGCCTTCAGCGCAAGGAGGACATCCAGGCGCCTGCTCATAGCGAGCCCAAGCGCTCGATAAGCGCCGCTTCAAAATTGACGCCCCAGCGCTCGGCAACTGCATCGAGGTCAAGCAGCTTGGGGAGCCTGACGGTGCGGACCAGAGTGAACATCAGCACCAACTCCTGCTTCGCGCCATGTCCCAGCCGCCCCTTACGGACTTTCCGAAGCCCGCCGCGGCTGGTTGTCCCGCGATCCTTCGCGATGAATGCGAGCAGCCGACCAGCTTTCCCTTTGCGAAGCACGAAGTCCTGCCCGAATTCGCGCTGGACCTGCTCCGGCGTCATGCGCTTCGTTGAACTTGCTCGCCCTGCACCGCGCGCGCGTGGCACCGACGGGGTCGGTATCCACAGATACTTTCGCCCACCGGTCGGCAGGATTGTGGCGCCGCGGGTGAAAGCGTCGATGATGTCCGAGGCATTGGACCAGATGTAGCCGCCGGGCGTGACGCTGTTTCGCTTCAACGGATAGACTTTGTCCTGCCAGGTGTTCGCAAGGCGGGAGCCCAAGCCATTGGACGTGATCTGCTCACCGAGCTGCCGCTTGGCGGTGCCCGAGGTTTCTCGCATCGCGCCGGTTGCGGCTGCGGCGATATCGCCCTCGATGTCCTTCATGAGCGCAGCGATGTCGGGCATGCCTACGTCGATCCTCACTCCAGCGGGCTCGCGCCGACCGTCCACGTGAGGCCCTCGGTATCCAGCATCGGCTCACCGGAGAGTTTGAACGGATCCCCGCCGAGGATTTCGCCATCTACGAGCTCGCCGCCGAGAATCACTCGGTCTTCCCGGTCCGGGTGGGCGACATCTGACCGCCTGATCTGGAAGATATTCGTTTCGAGAATAACCTGTCCGCTACCGAATGACACCGTCTCATCGGGCTGACTCCGAATAACTCGGATCCCGAATGGCTCGCCATCGACAGGGCTGTAAATCGCTGCCGTCGAGCCCGGGGCGACAAATATGGCGTCCAAAGCCTGGGCGAACGGGTCCACGATTACGCCTTGTTCGCGCGCCGGTCCTGGATCGCGGTGATCGCGTCTGTCTTCGTCGCCGCTGGCCCGATCGTAGCGCCTTCTTCCGCGGCAAGGGTGCGCACTTCATCGGCCTTCAGATCGTTGAGATCGTCGGACTTGGCTAGGCCGACCTTGATCAGGTCATCGGCTGTAGCCGCATCGACCGACAGCGTCCCCTCGGAGGGATAGCGCATCGTTCCATCGATCGGCGCGGCACCGAGCAGGATGATCTTTTTCATCGCGATTTCCTCGAAAGGTGGCGGGCGACACTCAGGCCGCCCGCCAGTATGCACCGGGAGGGGGGGTGAGCCGGTGGGTTAGGCCGCGATCTGGCCGGTCAGCAGCGCGCGCCCGACAACAGCAGCAGATGCTGCAGCCTGGGTCGCGGCGCCGATCAGGTTGGCGTTGGCAGTCGTGGTCACATTGAAGGCCGCGTTATCCCAATAGAGCTTCTGCCCTGCGGTCCATGCGGCACCTGCGGCCTTGGTCAGGTCCCAAACGCCTACGCGACGCGCTTCGACGGGTTTCCCGATCGCAGCCGCAGCCAGAGCTACGGCAAAGATGCCGCCGACCATAAAACCGTCGCCGCTGGCGAGGGCGCGAGGCGCGGTAAGAGTGAGCGTGTCACCCGGTTGGACGAAATTACGTGCCATGTCGGCTTACTCCTTCGACGCCGTGCCCTTGCGGGCTGGCTTTGGTTCGGGGGTGGCCGCCGGGGCGACCTGCGAGAGGTGCGGGTTCGCGATCGGCGCTGACGTCACCGGCCCTGAGGCGACAGTAATCGCCTCCTCGGGAACTTCGGCAACCTGCTCTGCCGAAAAGCCATCGGTGACGTCTTCGGCGAGCTTCTCGTCCTCGACGAGGCGCTTCGCATCAGCATCCGAAACAGGGATCGAGCCCTCATGAGGATGCCGAAGCACGCCGCCGACATAGGCAGCGCTCAGGAGCGTGATAAACTTCATGGGATATCTCCAGATGCAGGAGGGTCGCGCGGGGCGGCCCTCCCGATGCTCAGGTGGGCAGAGCGTTAGGCGCCGGGCTGTTTGTAAGCCGAGCGGTAATTGACCGCGCCGGTGCCGTAATCGTGGCGGACCTTCCACTCGACCCCGTCGACGCGCCAGCCGTCCTGGCTGTCCGTGAACGGTTCGGTGACACCATTGAGGAAGACCACCTCGAGCGCGGGCGCCGTGCTAGGATCAGCGAAGCCGTAATAGGCCGTGCCGGTCAGGCGCTGGGTCGCGATGACATCGCTGAGCAGCCCCTTCACGATGTTCGGCTTCTGCAGCTTGTTCACCGCATCGGGGTCGTACTCGCTCCCGTTGATGGTGATTGCAGCACCGCGCAGGCTCCGCGGCACGAGAAGGCGATCGAGACCGATCTCCAGATACTCGTTGCCGCTAATGTCCTTCTGCGCGCCCATCGCAGCGTCGATGGCGTCGAACGCTGCCACCGACGGCGCTGCGCCGACAGCCGCAAGGTTGCCGTGCCCGGCGTCGAACAGGGGAAGCCCATCATTCATGATCGGGTTGCTGTTCAGCAGCGCGTAGACGTCGACCTCGATGGTGAGCTTGGCTGCGCGGCCTAGGTCGACAGCGAGGCCGGAGAAAACGTCCATGTCGTCGTTCACGATCGCCTGACGCGACAGGTTGATCATATTTCCGACCGTCTTGGCGACGATCATCTCGCGGGCGAGATCGGGGATCGGCTTGTTCTTGAATTCGCCTGCCTCGTTCACCTGATCGAGCGCGCCGAAGCTGCCGCGCAGATACCGCGTGTGCGGACGGAAGTCGGTGACCGTGCCGATACCGCAGAACCGGGTCCACGTGTCCGGCGTGGTGGCATAGGCCGCCTGCAAGATGCGATGGATCGCATTCTCGAACAGGACGGGGAAGTCACTGGTCGTCTGCGTGATGACAGCAGCCTGCGACGTCATCGCATGGCGGACGATCAGGTCGGGGTCGCGCATCGATCGGGTGTTGGTGCCCGCGTTCTCCAGCGACTCCCGCGCCAGGTCGACGTTGCGCATGCCGCGGAACTCGCCCGGATCGATCTTCAGCGCTTTCTCGCCGGGGTGAGCGAGAGCGTGCGCCTTTTCGACAAGATGGGCGACGCCCGCCTTGACGAGCAGCCAGTTGGTCGCACCTTCCCGAAACTTGTCGCGCTGATCGACGGTCACTCGTGCCGGGCTGTTATGGCCGACATTCGCTGCGTCGCCCTGCTCGGCGAGCTGGTCGAGGATCTTCTCACGCGCCGTCGCGACGGGAGTGCCGTCCGCGACGAGCCCGTCGATGAAATCATTCGACAGTCGATGCTTCGTGCCGAGCGAGCGGATGGTGCTTACGCGGGTGCGTTCGACCGCGACTGCGGTGTCTGCTCGCGCCTGGGCATCTGCCGGGGTGATCGAGGTGGGCGCGATCGCCAGCGCACCGGACTCGGGGAGGGCGTCGCGCGCATCCAGTGAAACAGCCGATGCCGTGATCTTGTCGATCTCGGCCTGCGTTCCGCCGTCCTTCTGAAATTTGTCGATCGCGGCAACCAGCGCCGCGCGGGTCTTATAGAGGTCCATGGTTGTCTCCTGTGGACGTTGAGGAGCGGACGCGGCCGCCTTGGGCTTGCCGATCATCGCCATTGCGGAGATGCGCGGGGTTTCCGGGGCCTTTCGGAACCCGAATGCTGTGACGTTGCAGGCCGCGGCACTGGATGCCTCGGTTACAGACGTGATAAAATTCTGCTCGAGCGCCTGCTCGGAGGTGAACCAAGTTTCGGCGTCGAGCATGGGGACGAGCTCGTCGGCGTTCAGGCCGGTTCGTCCCGAATAGATGCGGACCATCTGATCGCGGATGACATCGAGCTTGTCGGCTGCGGCGCGGAGTTCGCGCGCATCGCCGATCGCAACGTCCCACGGGTTGTGGATCATCATCAGGGCGTTGTCGGCCATGACGATTTCGTCGCCGACCATGGCAATCACGGACGCCATCGAAGCGGCAAGGCCGTCGATATGGATGGTGACCTTGCGGCCCGCGGCCTTGGCGCTGGCAAGCGCGTTATAGATTGCCAGCCCCTCCATGACATAGCCGCCGGGGGAATTGATGCGAACGACGAGGTCATCGTCGCTGCTGGCGATCAGGCCGAAGAGGGTCTTGGCGTCGAGGCCGTCCCACTCATCGCCCACGATCCCGTAGATCAGGATATCGGTCATTGACCTGCCTTTCGAATTGCATCGGTCGCAGCGGCTGCAGACTGATCCGCAGGGTTGCCGACGGCGGTGACGTGACGCGGGTCGGAATCGAAGATCAGGCTGAGCGCATCGAGCTTGTCGGCATCAGCCTTCCACTCGGCGAGGAACGTGTCTGGGTCCTCGCCCCGCTCGCGCGCCGCCTGCGAGATCGTCTTCTGGCCCGACCGAATCGCGTCCCGGTTGGCCTTCACCTCGTCGGATGGGTTGATCATCTCACGACCAGGCGGGGTCCATCGGACGGTTACGCCCTCGACATCCTCACCGATCATCACCAGCGCATCGATCATCCACGATGCGACCGATCCGCAGAATTGCGGGATGAACATTGCCCACTGCCACGTTGCGAGAGAGCGCTGGTATTCCAGCCAGCCCATCCGGCCAGACGAGAAATTGACGTTGGACAGGTCGCCGGTCAGCGCTTCGTACGGGACGCCGAGCCCTGCTGCGACCGCGCGGAGCGACACCTTGGTATAGTCGCTGTACCCATCGACGCCCGGCGGGGACGAGAACGTCACTTCTTCGCCGGGCCGCGCGTATTGGAAGGTGCCAGGCTCGATATAGTCGAGCGGCTCGCGCTCGTCTCCGACGATACCTTCCTCGGTCTGGATGCCAGGAATCACGCCGCCGTCATCCTCGCCAGTGACGACACCCACGAACGCCGATGCCAGCTTCTGCCGGGTTAGCTGAGCATCCTCGAAGTCGGCGAAGTCCTTCATCCGGAGGACGATCGGAGCCAACCAGGTCGCCCCGTGCTCCATTTCCGGGCGGTCGGCGCGGAAGACGTGCGCGATATCGACTGCAGGAATGAACGTCGAACCGAGTGACGACGGCCGGGCGCTGCCAGGGTGGCCGTTGTACAGCCAGTATCCTTCGCGCGCGCCGATCGGACTGAATTGGACCCCGTTGACAAGGAAGCCGCCGTTCTTACCGGGCGCGGTTTCCAGCGGACCGTGCTTCGACGGGTCGATATAGTCCGGCTCGAGCACTTGAAGCTGCATCGGCAGCGGCAGTCCGTCCGATCTGCGGCGCCACCGCCGCCGCATCACGACCGCGCCGCTCTCTACGATGGTGCGGGCGGCCTGCAGCTGCAGGCCGTAGAGATCGTGCCGCCCACTGCTATCGCAGGAACTGGTATCGAAGTGCGCGCGAGCCTTGGCGTTCAGCGCGTCATCAATCTTGCCGTTGCGGTACACCTGAAAGGTGATCCCGGTCCCGACCATGTTGTTCGCGATCGTTGCGACGCCGCGCGCGGCGAATGGGTTGTTGCGCACCAGGTCGCGAGCGATGCCTCTCAGCGCCGCCGCGACCGCGGGCGTAAGCTCGCCATTGGCGTCGCGCTGTGTCCGCCGCCACCCAGCTGCACGACGACCGAACGTAGCGCCATCATACTCTGCCCTGGGCCCGCCGCGCGCGATGCGCTGCCGCGCTGGCTGCGCGGGAGCCGAGATGGCCTCTGGTCGCCCAAGAATCCGGTCCAAGAGTGAGCGCTGAGCCAAAGTCAGAGGCCGCTGCGGTAATACGGAACGCGATGACGCACGATGCCGCCAAGCGCCCGCGTCTGCATCTTCAGCTGCGCGTCCACGACGGCGATCGCCGCGGACACGGCATCGACCGTCTGAAACGTGGTCTCGCGACCATCTGAAAAGCGGACTTTTTGAGCCCCGGTGGCAACGGCGACCAGTGTGGCGTGCAGCTTATCGAGGTCAGATTGCTGATATGCCATGCTACCTCCCTCGGTTGCTGGTGAAGGGGTTCTGTTTCTTGAGGCGAGCGGGCAGCCGGTGCTTCGTCGAGGCTGTTTCAGCCGCCTGCGGAACGGGTGTCTGCCGATCGTCGGGAACTTGCTTCGAAGCAGCGCGGGCAGGTGGCGCAGGCGGTGTGTAATCGCCGCGCGCCTTCAGCCAGTCCTGTTCTCGCCAGCGATCTACGCCCAGCGAGAAGGCCACCGCGCGAGCGTATACGGCGTTATCGAGAGCTTCATTGCGATCCCGGACCTTATGCCATTCGCGCCGGAACCCGCCGCTGCGCAGACGAATTATCCGAAGCTCTTCGGCGACCAGCTGCTTAATCCATTCGTCGGTCGTGCCATCCGGCAGGTAGACGTAGCCATCGGGGTAAGCCTCCCCGTCAACGGGCTTATCCTTCTCCAGGTCGCCGAACAGCTCGAGCTTCAGCATCGACGTGCCGATGTTCCAGAGCCGGACCCCCTTCTTGAGCTTTCGCCCGTTGACCGTCACGTCCTGCCAACTCGGCGCGCCGATCGGCTGGTTGGCAGCGATAGCGTGCCGACCTTTGACTGCCATGGCGAAGCCGGGATGTCGGCGAGCCCAGCTGTAAACTTCCATGGTGTTTTCGCCGTCGCCGGAATCGATCGCGACACGAGCAAGGCGAAGCGACCTGCCATCTTCCGTTGGCCAGGTCCGCGAAATCTGCTCGTCGAGCTTCTTCCAGGTCGCCTTGTCTGAGATCGACCCGAACACCTCGATGCGCTCGATAAACTCGCGCCGCCCGCCCGGCCCAAACGCCCACACATCGAGATCGATACGCCCACCGCCACCGCGCTGAACGTCAGCGGCACCGATCAGCAGGCCAGCTTTCGCAGATGGCGTGCCGAGGCGCATCGACTTCTCCCGGCGATCGTACAGGCGCTGCCATTCTGGCGCCTCTCCGCGTTCCGCCCATGCCTCGCCAAGGACCTGGTTTACCCAAGTCCGCAGGAGGTTCGGATCCTTGCGGACCTCCATGAACTCGCGCGCGATCTCCAGCCAAGCTGCGCCGGGGTGCTGGCTATATGCCGCCCAAATATGGAACGATCGGTGCCGAGGGAGCGCGATTGGGTTGTGCGCTCGCCATTCGCCGTTCTCGTCCATCCAAGGCTTTTCGGCCTCGTCGATCTCGCAGCCGTTCTCGCACTGATACCAGGCGCGGGCTGGATGCTCCTTCGGTTCCCAGCGGATACCGGCGCCGGTGCCGTCTCCGAATACCAAGGTCTGGACATGACCGCAGTGGGGGCAGGGGACGTACCGGAACTCTTGGCTACCCTGTTCGAAAAGGGCATCGATTCGACTGAAGCCTTTCACCTTCGGCGTCGAACCGGCAGCGCTGAAGCGCCGCGGCGATGTCAGGTTGCGCTTGAAGGCGAGGCGGGCGGGATCGCCTTCCTCCTTTGTCGCCCAGGGGTAGCCGTCGCACTCCTCGAGAAACACGTCATCCGCGGTGACGCGGCGAAACTCCTTCGGGCTGTTGGCGCCCTTGATCTGGATCCAGCCGCCTTTGTAGCGCTTGGCCCTGATCTGGTTGTCCGCGTGCCGCGGCTTGAAGATCGCGACCTTTCGGACAACCGGCCACTGCAGCACGGGGTCAAGATCGTCGCGACTGAACTTCTCCGCGTCGTCGATCGTCGGTTGGTAAATTAGTGTCCGCGCCGGATCGTGCGATATACGCCAGGCAACGAAACACTGCAGAATCGTCGAATAGCCGATCCGGCTGCTCTTCCTGACCGATAGCTGCGACGTCTCCGGATCGGTGAACGCGTCGGCGATGTCGGCCTGAAACGGGAATGGCCTGATGCGCGCGCCGTCGTCGGATCGCGCATGCTCCGTCATGAACGTCGACAGGGGCGGCCGATCGCGCGGCTTGCATGCCGCCAACCACCCTTGAGCAAGTGCCACACCGTGTGCGCCCGGGGCGCTGTACGGTTCAGCCGCCTCCTTCGTCGTCGGGCTCTCCGTCATCAAAGCCCCCGCCGCGCGCCTCTTCGATCCGGGCCATGCTCAAGTCGCTGAGGACATTGTTGATCTCGGTGTCGATCCGAGTGCGCAGTTTCGTATCACCCTTGGCAACCCGGGCGCCGACCTGCTGCAGCTGGGCGACGATCATGACGATCACGCCCGCGCCCGCGGCGACCATGTCGGGAAGCGATGCCAGCTCGCGGCGGCGCTCCGCGTTGTCCATTGCCTTCGCGTCGGCCTGCTCCTTAGCGAGACGGGCTCGCTCGTCTTCAAGGTTCAGTCCGTCGATATTGTCTCCGGCCTTGCCTAGCCGGAACGCGACGAAGGCCTCGACATACTGCTCGGCGGTTTCGCCCGGACGGGGAAAGTCGCCCGCCTGCATTCGGTCACGAACCCAGCTGTCGGACATACCCACGAGCCATGCGACGTCCGCACGAGTGAGGGTGACATTGTCTAGACTTGTAATTGCCGCCTCCCGTTATTTTCGAACGGCGGAAAACTGCCAAAAACTATACTTAGGCGGCGGCACTTACGACAATCTCGTGTCTAGAAATGTTCTGTGCCTTTGCCCCCCGTATTACCGCTGGGGCCTGGAAGGACCCAAAGGGGGGTTGGGCCGGTTCGGTCTGACCGTCGAGCTGCCCCTGACCGCGGCGCGCGCCCGCGCGCAGATCTGTTCGACTTGGTCGATGCGCTGCTCGCTGGCCTGATGTTCGCGCGCAGGCTCGAGGAAGTCGAACGCCATGCTGTGCAGATGGGCCGCGCACCGCTCAAGATGTTCGGATGTAGAAGGTACGGTGAAATTGCCTACGCTTGCTCCTCTTCACCGTTCCGATACTCTGCGCCCGATCAACCGAGTCGGGGAGATATCATGAGCGATCCGGGGTTTTTAAAGCGCGTGAACAGCGATCGCGTTGCCGCGCGCCAGATCGATGAGCTGATCGGCCTATCCCACGGTCTCTGCGCTGATGGCATCCTGGTTCAGGCCGAGGTCGAGTTTCTGGAGAAGTGGCTCGCAGCGAATGCCGATACCAGCGATCAGCCGCTGGTTCGCACCCTCTACGCCCATGTCACCGGCATCCTCAGCGACGGGGTAGCCGACGCAAGCGAGTGCTCGGATCTTCTTTCGACCTTGTCGGCGTTATCATCGAGCTCGTTTGAGCTTGGAGAGGTCCTGAGACCCACCACGCTGCCGCTATGCAATCCGGCGCCCATGCTGTCGTTCCCTGGCGCTAGCTATTGTTTTACAGGGACGTTCAGTTTTGGACGAAGACAGGACTGCGAAAGTGCCGTGGTCGAGCGCGGCGGCGATGCCGGAAGCTTAACCAAACGAACCAACTTTCTTGTCATCGGCGCTTACGCGACCGATACATGGAAGCATTCGTCGTTTGGCAATAAGATCATGAAAGCCGCCGATATGCGCGATGCAGGCGTACCGATATCGATCGTCTCAGAGCCACATTGGGCCAGCCACCTCTAAATCATTTTCTCCATGCCGCAGGACACCCACCCTGAGGGCAGATGTGAACCGGGGAGCGCAAGAGGAGCAACCTCCAGATCGTCTAGCCCCAAGCTGCTTAGGCAGCGGCCCTCGAAAGAGTGTTCCCGCTCTGTACACAAGATGGATGCACTCGCCAAGCCTCAACTTCCATCGTCAGTGCGCCCCCGAAGTGGATCACTGCCGACGTGCCGCGCCCTTCGATCACAGTGCCGATCATCCCAGCCAGTGCGGGCATATCGTCGATGGTCACTTGGTCACCTGCGGCCAATGCCTTTTGCTCCTGACGTAGAGCCTTGCGCCGTGCGCGCTCACTACCCAGCCGGACGGCGCGCGCCCGGCGCGCCTCGTCGCGCCCCTCGGCTTCGCGCTCGGAAGTGATCGCGATGGTCGCCAGCTCCTCAGCCGCGCGCAGGCCAGCAATCTGCCGCTCCCCAACCAGTGGCACCCGATCGCCGACCTGCAATAGCGAGAACGACGGATGTGGACCGAATGGCAGTGCGCTGGCGCGGATGATGTCGTCGAGCATGGCGGCGCGAGCAAACACGAAACCGGGGATGATGGGCATGTCGACCTCGACCATCACCTTGCGCTGGCCCATCGCCAGCCGACGCCGGTTGCCGGGCGCGTCACGCTTGACGGTGCGGCGTGGCGTCCACGCGTCGATGCCCGAGTCGACCAGCGTTTCCGCCAGCTTCAGCGTGCGCACCGAGCTCGTCCGCAATATGCACCAGTCTCGTTCAGCGCGACCCATCGCCTTCAACTCCTCGCCTTCGCTATATAGAACATGTGTGGAACGTCGTCACGCTGCGAGCTGCTCATCGACTGCGAATGCCGCGTCGACCTGGTCCTGCGTGATGAAGCCAGCTTTCAGCCCCATCGATCGCAGCTCCGGCTTCATCGCCCGGATTTCCTCGGCCGTGATCTCTCGATCAGGATCAGCCGCGGGGAGGGCTGCCGGGGCGCGGCGCGCGCGCTCGATGTCTGCCTGCATCCGCTCGAGGCCCTTCAATCGCGCGTTTCTCTTCTCGATCATCGCTGCAGCGATCGACCGGATCGCGGGCTCGATCTCACCGATGAAGCGGAAAGGCTCATGGATCGCCTTCTTCGCCGCGGTCAGCGCGACCATGGCCGGGAGATTGCTCAGCGCCTCGACCATCATCGTGCGCCATTCCTTCGTCTGGGCGGGGGCGGCAGTGGGCAGCACCTTGACGGCCAGGCGGCGAAGGCGCTCGTCGATCGCGGCCTCCCACTCGTCGCGCCCGGTACCGCTGGCCGGAACGGCGCGCATCTCGTGCTCGGTCATGGCGACCGCGGCAGCGATGCTGGCGTCGGCGTCATCGCCCAGCGTGTCGAGCACCAGATCAGTCGTCGAGAAAAGCAGGTTCAGCGCCTTCCATGCCAGGTCGCGCTGCCCATCCGCTTGATCGGTCGTGGTGAGGTCGTTGGCCATTTCGGAGAGCCCCTTCAATGAATGATTTCGGATCGATCGCGCCGTGGCGCTGCGCCTTGCCGAGCGCGGTGATCACGGCCTCGGTGCCGTGGTCTCGCCGCCACTTGCCGAGCAGCTGACCCGCTGATGCGGCGGACGCGCCGCCTTCGATCAGCAGCTTGCGACCGGCATCGAACATGATCTTGTCCGGGTCCGGAGGCGGCTCGCCGCCCGAAGCGTCAGCTTCGGAATTCTTCTTGGGTGAAGGTGATTGTGGCGGGCATCCTTCAAGCACTGCTTCTGGCATGCTCGGAGCATTGCCCGCAGCATTGCTTGCAGCATTTCCCCAGCGTGCTTCCGCTGCTGCCCGAGCCTTGCTAGACCGACGCTCGGCATTAGCTTCGGCGGCGGCCAGTTCGGCCTCGATCCGCTTATGCTTCCATTCACCGTCTGCGACCTGGAACATTCGCGCGAGCGACGGGCGGTGCTTCTTCCACACCTTGGCGTCGAGCTTGGTTATCTGGCGCAGCACGTCGTCATCATCAGGCGGCGCGCCATTGCGCCAGTAATCCATGATCAGCAGCAGGTATGCCCCGTGCTGCTCGGTGGTCAGCCGTTGCGTGTCGCCGAGATAATCGCCGACGTAGAACGGAAACCAAGCTGATGCCTGTTTGCTCACAGTGCCCCCGTTGCCACGCCGCCAAGCGTCATCGCCGGATCGGCGCGCCGAGGCGTAAACGTCGCGACTAGGCCGCGCCCTGCAGCCACCAAGGCGAGCTGCTCCTCGAACGTCTTCGGCCGCGCGCGCTCAGCAGCCTTAACCTCCGCCGCGACGCGCCGCTCCTCTGCGAGCTCGGCAAGAATTATCCGTTTGGCCTCATCTATACCGTTCTCGTGTGAGAGCCGTCGAAACTGCGGTCGCCTCTCTGCAGGCAGCCACGGCGTGCGCGGCGCGCAGCGCCCAGGCAGGATCGGCATCGGCAGGGCCTGCCCACTAGCCTCGAGCTCCGCGCGGTATGCATCGCGCAGCCGCGCGCGCCGCAGCGATCGCGCGGTCGGCATGCTCTGTCGCGATGTCGTTCGCCATATCCACTGGATCGGCCATCACGATGCTGCCCAGTCTGCCAGGCGCTGGTTCCATCCCGACAGCGCGGGGGCAGGCGACGGAACCGGCATCAACCGGAACGTCGCGCGCTCCGAGCGCAGATATGCTGTCGCAGAACTGGCCTTCGCCGGTCCCACGGTGTTCGTGGCATCCATCAATCGTACTCCGTGCGGGGCGGGCCCGCGGGTTGGTCCTCAGTCTTCGGCGATGGCGTCGGAAAGGCGGGCAATCACCTGTCGACCGCGGCTGCGAAGCCGGGCCTTTTCCTGGTGGTCGATCACCCCGTCTTTCCGGGCCTCGCAGATCTCAAATGTCAGCCCGGCCGCGTCGCAGGCGATCGCGTCCCAGTTCGTCTCCTCAGCATCGATTGAGCAGAACCGGACGTTGCCGGGCTCGGTGAGCATGTTGATCGCTTCGCTGGGCAGGAACCGGCGTAGGGTCAGCGCCGCGTGCAACGGCATCGCCGCGCCCTCGGCGTAACTACGGAGCGTGCTCTCGGGGATCTTGCTGGCCCGGGCAAGCGCAGCGCGCGTCGTCGTCAGCCCTTGGCCGACGAACATCCCGAACATCTGGATCTGGCGGTCCGCGACATCGCGCGAAATTTGGCTCTCATCCCGCATGATGACGCGCTCCGGTTGTGGTCATATCATCGGCATGGACAGCAGCACCCTCGACACCGCGCCCAAGCCGATCCTGCTGGCGATCGCGCGCATGCTTGTGGCTCATCCACAGCATGCCGCAGACGCAGCCGACGTTGAACGCGATCCACGCGAAGACGATCGCCGTCGTCATGCTGCCACCTCGTCGAGCGCGCGAGCGTGACGGCCGTCGACGTCATTGGCCAAAAGGGTCGACGCGGGCGACAGGGAGCACGCGCCCGCGTCGTTCGCGCTGAACAGGGCAGCGCGAATTTCGCAATCTGGGATTCGGCAGCTGCGGACGTCCGGATGCCAGTCGCCGGTTCGGCAGCGGTTACAATACCGGCTCACGACGCATCGCCCAGGTCGCTGATGCGGCTCGCGCTGTCGGCCCCGCCGCTGTTCACGAACAGGGCGGCACCAACCATATACGTCATCCCAAGGATGAATGAGACGAAGGACGATACGCCGGAGCGGGCGACCATTAGGGCTGCCGCCGCACCGATTGTGATCGTGATGATGAAAAGCGGGATAGGGCGCATCTATGCCGCCACCGCGGGGTTTACCCAGACGCTCATCGGAACCTCGCCTTTGGTTTCCGTCTCAATAGCAGCGGCAAGGTCTAGCGTCGGGCGGAGGATGCCGCGCCGCAATTTGCTGACCATGCTCCGATCGCGACCGATCCGGGATCCAAAGTCAGCATCGCCAACTCCGGCTTTCTGCATATAACTGGCGAGAGGATTGCTCATGCAGCCAGTATGTGCATCAAGTGCACAGCCGTCAAGCGGAATATGTGCACGATATGCGCACGACGCCGCCGATCGCGTTGTGCATGGTGAGCACATGGACGTTGAATGGTTCAAAGAGCGGAAGCGCGAAAAGGGGGTCACCGACGCAGATCTGGCGTCGGCACTCGGCGTTGAGCGCTCGGTTGCGAACAAGGTCGCAAACGGCAAGGTGGTCATGAACGTCCGCCGGATCGACGCAGTCGCAAAACTTCTGGGCGTTGCACGTGACGAAATGATGTTCCGGGTCGGGTTATCCGCAGAGCAGCCGATCCATCAAGCGCCAGACCAGCCTATTCCGCGCACTATAGACGGAGGCGAAACCGCGCCGGTGATGCGGCTTGACCTATCTTATTCGATGGGCGCGGGTACCGATATCGATGACAGCTACATAGACGGCGAAGCGTTCGAGTTTGACTTGGGCTTCCTGCGTAGCATGACGATCAGCCCGCCCGACCGCATTCGAATTGTAGACGGCATAGGGGACTCGATGACGCCGACATTGCACGATCGCGACCTGCTGTTCGTCGACATTAATCAGCGCGACCTGAACGCGCAGGATCGTATCTGGGCGGTGTGGCTTTACGGCTTAGGTGCGGTGAAGCGGCTCCGCGCCATCGGCCAGGATCGCGTACTCGTCATCAGCGATAACCCCGAGATCGAGAACCAGGAGGTGAGCCGCCAGGATATTATGATCCATGGGCGGGTCGTTGGTTCGATAAAGCGACACTGACCGGCAATTAAGTGGACCCGCCACCCTAGGCTGGGAGCGCTTTGCGAGGGGGAACACAACGTGTACAGCAAAGAGGTGATCGAGCATCCTCCTTTCCAGCTGCACCTCGAGCCGGATGATCCAATCGAATTGGGCGAAATGTTGCGATGCCTCGCCGCTATTGGTCACCAATTTGAGATATTTGCGGCTGAGGAAGGCATATCATCCGCGAAAGACGCTAAGCTACTGGTGTCCAGCGTCCGCCCGGGGTCGATTGATATCGGATTGCTCCCCGACCTATCAACGCTAGGCGTGCTTGTCGCCCCGGTCCTGGTTTATTCTCCACCAGTCCTGAAGTTCGCCGCCGCGCTTAAGGAACTGATCGACAAATTCCGCAAAAAGTCTCCGACCGACGGAGTATCGATCAAGGACTGCGGTGATGTCGCAGCGATCATAGCGCCGACGGCGACACATGGCGGAAGTCAGACTTTTAACACGTACAATGGCGCCGTTTGGGCCCCCGTGTTTCAGGTCACCGCTGCAGACGCTCGTGAGGTGCTTAGCAATGCGGTCGAGGCGAAAAAACTGCTCGAAGGGACAGAGCATGAGCGGAAGCAGCGCGTGCCGATGGTCTGGCACGGCATGGATACGGATGGCGCACGAACATCCGGAAGCCGGAATCCCGACAAGGGCATCATCGAAGAAATCGACGCCAAGCCGCGTCCGATCTTTTTTGAGGACGAATTCGCCCACTTGAAGGACGCGATGATTGGCGATCACGCGAATCCGTACAAGCTAGTCTTTTTCGTTGATGTTGAGGTATCGAGAGTAGGGGGAAAAGTGGTCGCTTACCGCATCGTAGGCTACCACGGGTCGACGGAAACAGAAGACTAGGCTTGCGCGCCATTTCTCTCGCCATCGTAGGCATCCCCTACCCAAACAAGCGCGGCCCGACGCGCCGCTTCGAGCTGGAGCTTTGCGTTTCCGGTGAGCCAGTCGAACTGCGACCCGAGCCAAACAATAAATTCGACGAGCACGCGGTCTCGGTGTTCTCGTGTCGCGGCGTCCAGCTCGGCTATCTTGCGTCAGAGCGCGCCGTCTTCATCGGTAAGTTGATCCGAGAGGGCAGGGAGATCCTCGCAATCTTCCAAGGCATGACGCCGACGTGCGCATGGGTGAGGGTGGGGTTCGACGGCGTGGCGCCCACGCTGCCCGTGGCGCGCG